TTGTCGAACCAGTTCCAGATACACCGTCAAGAAGACTTATTGCTACTGTGGATGTTTGGTATGAGTTAAATTCAAATTTAACAGGATTCAATGTTAGATCCCATCCTGACCCAGTGGCCAAGTAATCAAAGAAACCAAGTCTTGGAGCAGTCTCAATAATTGAATATTCATTGACATATCCCTGACCATCCTGCAACACATCTACAATTGAGAACTGTCTCTCATCTGTAAATACGTTATCTTTTACAAAGGTGAATATCTTATTGAAAACATAATTTGATTCATATGTAGCTACTGGTTCAAATGCCTCAGCTCTCTCATTACTCTCGAAGAGATTACTGATGTCATCGATGAACAGAACTCTATTACCAACTGATTGGAAGTAATCAGTGAGGATTCTATTCTCAAAGAAAATTTCATCAGATGCAAGAAGACCATTGACTGATTGAGTTCCTTCCGATACAAAATCAAAGTCGTGGAAACAGTTGAGATCACCTTCACCAATAATGTCAATAACAACTTCGACGTTTGCTTCGATTGGTGAAACTACAGCTGCGCCTGGACTTGTTTCTTCACTGATAAGTTGATAATCAGAGAACTTTGCAAAACCAGCAGTGTGGTTAAGATCACTTACAGGACCATTCCATGTATCATATGGAACTCTACTTGAAAGTGAATATGAGAAGTTCTGATAATACTCGTTGTTTGGAAGAACTTGAAGGTTATCATTCAAGAATCCGGTGTTGTTTTGCCAACCACGAATAACAGTCGCCCCAACACCTGTTGTTATTTCAGCGTTAAAGTCAAACTTCTTAAGGATGACAGCCTGAGTGTTGGAACTTTCACCACGAACCACAGTGCCAAGATTGAAATCTCTTGATGCATCAATTTTCAGTTGTTCAATATTTGAAATCCAAGATTCAACGATACCGGTTTTATCTTCGTTGAATACTGTTTCACCAACCAAGAAATCATTAGTTTTCAATGTTGGTTTGAATAATGGGAAATAATCTTCAGAAACCACCTGACCAAGTGTCGTCAGTGGTTCTACAGTTCCTGGTACTTCACCAGTACGAAGTAAATCCTTAATGCTATATTCAACGAAAGCTCCACTACCACCAAACTGAGGTAAAGCCGTAATTACTGGGAACAAAGTATAATCATAATCTGAGGAGTTGTATCCTCTTCCTGTAGAACCAGCACCAATACTAATATTCTCTACAAGAATTTTACTTCCGACAACATAGGGGAAATCTCTAGGAGTGTCGAAAATAGTATTGAAGAAAAGTCTTACAACACCTGTAGATGAATTAAATGATAAAGAAGAAATACCAACACCATTACTATTCTGAGTTGGAACAATTCTAGGTGTAACATCATACATTCCAGTGGTGTTGTTCAAAATTGTTACTGATGTATCACCGAGTTCATATCTCAGATCAACCTCAGGGAGGACCTTATTGGTGTATCCATCAATGACAATAAGTTCAGCAGGATGTAGATAGTTTCTACCGAGTGATGTAATACCAATAGACTCAAAGGATGTCAGTGATTCCATCTCCAGAATCTCTGGAAGATTAGCAACAGGTCTTAGAGTCTTATCAGTTGGATAATCAAAACCAATGTTATTTGAGTTAAAACGATTTGTGAGAATTCTACCAATATTTGTGGATTCCGCTTCCAGAATTGAATCGGTTCCGAGACCACTTACAGCACCAACTACCTTGGGTAAGTTCCTATAACCACCACCAGAATTGGTTACTTCGATTTTAGCAATCGAACCATATGGTGTTTTAGAAGTTGTAGTATACTTAGAAATGGAATTTGATTGTGTATACTGATTGGATTCTGGAAGTTTTGGCAGTTCATATGTAAATGATGTGCCAGACACTCCTGTTAATTTGTGGATACCATTATATACACTATTCTCAATATTGATTTGATTGAATGGTGAAGATTCATCATCAATGACAAGACCCCTCTTGGATTCCAGAATGATATCAGGGTTAATTACATCAAATTTATAGTACAATCTGACAGGAACATCTTTAGTGATCTCTACCGTCAAATTGGCATCTGAATCAACACCTGTTTCGCCACTGGAAGATACTTCAAATGATTTATCATCTTTCTTACCAGTTGTGACAAATTCCTTGTTGAATTCCTGATCCAGATATACCGACATCTTAAATGCAGGATATCTAACACCACTAGAAAGGAATGAAAGTGATTCATCAGAGAGATCGAATTTCAGATTATTGTTTCTTCTAGTTCTAACTAAAGGATTAATCTTTGAAATTGTTCCACCAAGACCTCTACTTGTAATATTAACAAAGTTTGGTGATTCCTCATCAATCTCAAACTTATCATTGACCAACCTGATTTGATCTTTGTTATATGGGACAACATAATACATTGCCTCGTTTACAAGGCCACCAGCTGGATTATCAGATGTGTGAATTACCTTATCACCAGATGTAAAGTCATGGTCATTAAATTGAAGTGTATTCAACGTGGTGTCAACTTTATCTGATGTGAAACCAACGGGATTGAATACAATTCTTCTATTGAAATCATTATATCTTACATCAATGGTTTGTGTAGAAGTAGGATTGATGGTAATCGTTACTTCATCATTTTTCAAAAGACCGTGTGTTGATGCGGTAGAAACCGTAACAATGTGACGATCAATTTGTCCTCTCAGAATATCAGTTCTAAGTGTTTTGAAACTATGATAATCACTAGTACCAACACTAGTAAAGAAGAACAAACCAGTTGTTGTTCCAATACCAACATAACCACCATCAGTAGCCAATCCCACTTTGTGAGATGAAATACCAATTAAATCCTTTGTTACCGGTGTTGCAAACAGTTCATCAAAATCACTAAGATTACTTGAACTGACACCATTATTGATACCAATTGATGTTCCACTATTTGGTGAGTATGAGAGTTTATCATTTAACTTCAGTCCATGATCTTTGTAGAAAATTGTTTGAGATGGAATAAAGATCGATGTTGCACCAACACCTGGATTTCTGAATGTTACAACAGTTCCTACACCATTACCAGATGTAGATGCAATACCGACAGATTCGGATGGATCAAAGTACAGTTCCTCATTAAGTCTGAATGACTTCGATGTTGTAATTGATCCAACATTAATGGTGAAATCTCTAGGTACACTTAAAAGAACTTCCCTTGAAGAGTGCGCAGTACCTACAGTCCCATCCTGTGCTCTCAGGACATAAATTCTTTGACTCTCTTTATCAATATTGAGAACTTTAACTTTCTCTGTTCCAATACCAAGAATATCATTTGGTCTGATAAATGGGAACTCCAGAGCACCACCAACATAGAAATAAGTTGTAAGTCCGGTTGCCCCAGTGGTCCCGATACCAAGTGTGGTGACAAAAGTTTCGGATCTTACACCAATGTTGTATGGACCATCAAATCCCTTGTAGTAATCTGAGAGTCCATTGATATTAACTTTCTCTTGATCCTGGAATCCATGTGGTGATGAACTAAAACCAATAAACTGATTGAAACCAAAATATTTGATAAACTCAATATTGGAGGTTACCGTTGTTGCCGTACTTACGGTATTAATCTTTTTACCAGAGACAGAACTTACTTTAGCTTGAGCACCTCTACCACTGGTCGCACTATTATCAAATATGATACTATCATCTACTTGATAATCCCTACCACCAGTAAAAATTCCAACACTTTTTACATCACCAATTGATGCTGATGTGACATCAATAGTTTGTTTTTTAATCCTATCAGAATTAAAGATATATTCATATCCACTAAAGGAATTGTTAGTATTGTATTCACTAGTGTTTCTGAACCAATTATCAGCCTCGATATCATAGTCAGTTTGATTTGATTCGGTACTGTAATTAAATTCAATTCTCTTGGAGTGGAATGTATCTCCAATTACATATGGGAACTGTGGTTTCTTATAGTTCCTGAACGGACCAGAACTATCAACAAAAGTTTCAAGAGATGTAAAATACGCATATACACCCTCTGGATAATCTGGAGTTACACAGAATCTACCGTTATGAACATCCAGATCACCAACATTAGTGAATTTAAAGTCCTCAATAAAGAAACCCTCTGGATACTTACTGAGAGGTGGTCTGTGGGTTAATTGAAGGGATAACTCATATCCCGACTTAAGTTGTCTTACGATACCGCCAGAGGGGTTAGAGTAACCATTGGGACCATATATGGGGTTACCATCATATGCCCAACCAAGAATTGGAGAGTGGAATTTTCCAGTTTCTTCGACACCATTAGTTTTTTCTAGATCAGATAATCCAAAGAATTTATCACCATTGTTCTTGAGAACATATGTATTTTCTCTAAGTTGTCTTGGTGTATAGAGGTGACAATATTGTGTGGTTTCACCAGAAATATTTTCATCAATAAAACCATCATCACTGTCAACAAATTGACTATTTCTTTCAAATAGGTTGACATTCCATTCATTTATCTTTGTCTCTACCTGACAACCAAAACCAGGATTCGTAACTGTAATAGATGTTTGTCCAGCGACATAGTTCAAACCAGGATTAATGATCTTAATCGATGTAAGTTTGCCATCCTCAATTATTGGAGTAAGAACTGCAAAAGATCCAACACCATTAATTGTCAACTCTGGTGGAGATACGTATCCACTACCTTGATTATCAATGACAATGTCAACAAATCTACCGTTACTGATAATTGGTGTTACCTGACATCCACTTCCACTATCAAATGAAATCTCAGGTTGTCTATTCAGATTGAGGACTTCTGATGAACCATAGTCAGAACCCCCATTAGTAAGATCAATGGAATCAATAGCACCTCTAAATGCTGGTTGAACCTTACACTCAAAGTTTTGATCACCACGAGTTGATATACCTGATGTGCCCAGAACAGTAACTACAATGGGTTCATAATTAAAACTACCATTACCTTCACTGGTAATGTCAACATAAACACCATTATTGAGAAGTTCCTCTGATTCGGATAGTTGGAAACTATCATCATCAATTTTACTAACTAAGTAATTAGTAGTCGATGAGATCCCTTGCACTGGAGTGGATCCAGGAGTATACTGAATAATTTCATTACTCTTATATCCATGACTATTAATATTAATCTGATCAAGTGCAGTCACAATACCTGATACTGGAATCTCTCTCTTCTTATTCTTGTATCCCTCACCTGGATCTGTTACAACAACAGAAGTTACGATGTTCTTTCTTACAGCAGATCTAAGAGTTTGAGTTCCTACCCCAAAGGTGTTGTCAAAATCAACAGTATTGATACCAGCAGCAGAATCAGTCGCATTATTGTGAAGTTGAATTGTAAAGTTATCAATAACATTGACGAAATATGAGGAATCGGTGTTCATACCACCGACAGATTGAAGACCTCTTGAATCATAAATGATTCTCTCGTCTTGTCTAAATTTGTGGAATGAACTAAAACCAATCTGATTGGTTCCAATATTGATATTACCGTTAAACTCAGTGTTGATGTTTTCAGAATAAGGAATAGATGAGATGGAGGTTTCAGCCTTTGCCTGTCTGATAGGATTGCCACCAGTAATTGAGACAATAGGTGCATCTAAGAAATCATAACCAGTTTCAATAATATCAATTCTTTCTAGGTGACCATCAACAGCGATCGTTCCTGTTGCTCCAGTTCCAACAGAATCAGTAATTGTCAATCTTGGTGGATTGACGACATCATACTGTTCACCACCACTGGTTACGATAAGGTCACGAATTGGACCATAGAAAACACTATCATCTGACTTATAATTTAGAAGTTCAGTTCCATTGATAAACATTCCATTGTAACCTGGAAGTGTTTTAAAATCACCAGCTTCTCTAATTGGTGTGAGAATTTGTCTGAAAATTCCTTGTGGAGAAAGAGGTTTGTTATGAAAACTATAAAAAGTAAAAATGTTATCTGTAACTGTTCCAGAAAGAGATATAGTTACTCCTCTAAACAAATCAGATCTACTTCTGGAGAGTTTGATCTTTGTGTCATCAACTCTTTGAACATAAAGGACCGATGCGTCAATACCATCAAACTTACTTTCGATCTTTGTTTCAAGAACAAAACCATCAGGTGTAGTTACCTTATTGATTGTAATGCCTGGTGAATAGAATATTGCATCACCAGTGTAAAAACCATGATTCTGTTTAAAATCAATGGTATCGGCAGTTGGTGTACCACTAAACTTTAGGATCCTATCAAAGGGGTTGAGTGGGACACTTCCATAAAAAGGAAGTGAATTACTAGCGACCATTACATCGCCGTTAAACTTTGAATATGTGTTCTGAACATTGGTAAAGAACTTCTCAAGGAAACTATATTCTAGAGAGTTTGCCTTGAGTGTTTGATTTTCAAATACAAAAGATCTAGAGGTGTCAAGAACTGAATCTGCTTTAATTGAAAATGAAGTTTTACCGGTAATTTCCTCAACGACAGCATCAACAACAGTTCCAATACTATCTGTCAGTTTAATTTTATATAATGGTCTAATATTGTGTTCATCGAATGTGTTTATATTATACTTAAATTCAAGAAGATCAGTGAGAGTTACCGATGCAACTTGGTAATTTGACTTAGCGTTGATCAACCAATCCGCAGCTGGTGTTGATTCATCCTCAATTCCAAATGACTTTATATTGACAGTATCATTCTTATTATAGAAGTAGTTCTCACCAAGTTTCAGATCCTTAAGAGTGGATGTAATCTTTACTCTTATCTCTTGATTGGTGTTAATACCAACATAAGCAAATGCAAAATCATCAAGATCAACATCTGTTTTTTTACCAAGTGATGCTGAAACACCAGATACATTTAGGAATTGGTTTATTGTTTTTC